AAACCTCACAAATGCACCCAGATAACAGAGGAAGGTTGTTTCTGTATTCATTGCGGTACTAAGACGGATTTAGTATCTGGTAACGCTAGCGATAAGTGCTGCCCTGTTGATAATAGAGGTATTAAACATTAGGAGGTTATATGAAAGTAGGAGACACAGTTAAAACTTATGGTGGATGGGAAGCTTTAGTTATATGGGAACATTCAAACGATAGAGAACAAGGATACTATATTATCCATCTACCCAATACTAAGGATGAGAGTGTTCCTATCTATCATCGTCAAAACGGCAAGGCGGTATGTTCCTTTTCAGTTAGTGCACCACCTACCTTTGACAAACATCATCCCGCAGATATAGTTATGGATTAGGAGACAGTATGAAATGCGACATCTGCCATAAGGAAAGTAAACAGTTATATCTCGTCCGTACTAAAGACGGTCTCAAGAACCTATGCGATAAGTGTAGTAAAGACTATGCGGTAAGATAATAGCAGGGAGATAATATGAAATTTGGCGTTATTTATATAGGTAGTCTTCGCACTTCTTGTATGGGCTATACTTGACTTCCTACGGCGGCGGAATAGACGATGGTGATACCTATTGCCCTCCATACGGCAACTACCATCGCTAAAACCCGCCCTTATGTCACACCAAACTAATGCCTCAGACGTGAAAGTACGGCAACCACTTGCCGTATATTGCAAACATCTATAATAAATCAAGTAATTATACGATAGTCTAATGCGATTATATTGAGTGGTTATAACGATATGATTAGAGACAATTTGAGACTGGAGATACTCTTCGCCTCTCTGTCCCTGAAGCTAAAAATAGTTCACTCAGTTAACTAAATTATGGGGCGCATAATACCCATTATGTAAACAAGTAAGCGTAACAGTAGAACAAGTGTACTAGTTAAGGGGTAGGGGCGTCTAAATTACCTAGAACTTCTGTAAATACACGTGAGTATCCCCCAATAACAATACAGAAAAGTAAAAGGGGTTTTGTTCTTGCCATTTTGGTGTACAAATTAAGCGATTAAATAAAGAAATAGACCAGTTTAAGTAAAAAGTGATATAATGTATGGGTAAAGAGGAAAGAGGGGCTAGAAATTGATTGTATGGTGTCTTGACATAGGAATTAGGTGGTGATATAATAAAATTAAGGTGAATTCAGTTATAAGGGGGATAAATGGTAGTTTACACAGGGAGTGAGTTAAATAAGGCTTTTTGTGAACTTCTCAACATTGATTGGACTGATGTTTATCGTGTAGAATTAATCTGTCAAGTAAATGATGTGGCAAAGGTTACGGTTTATTATAATGTTAGAACTGATGAAGGTAAGTTACGTAAATTTGCAGACATTATCAAGCATTATGAAATAAAGGAGATTTGATAGAATAGTATTAAATAGGGTATAATTAAGGGAGAGGTGAGAGATGGATAAGAAAGTTGATATTAGGTTAAACAAACTTCTTAACAAGGTTGAATATTTGAAAGGTGAACTAGATGATATTATCACTGAAATAGAACAAACTGTGCTAGATGCTTATGATGATGGTAATGAGTTTGGTTACAAAGAAGGTTGCGAAGAAACGGAGAAGAAATTAGCAGAATGACATATCAAGAAGATATTGAACGCTATATTTGTGGTGCTTTATACTACCCATTAAAGGATGTAGAACAACTTATTGGAATGATTTGCCTACACTTTACTGATGTCCCTGAAGCTACTGCTAGAACTATAGTAACGGCTTTTCTTAATAGAATAAGGGAATTAGATAAACGAAGTAAGTGAACATTTTGCAACAGTTGCACAATCTTTTAAGGATAAGGTATGAAGCGTAAATACACCCGTAAGGCCGTACAATCAAAATCTAAACCCCTTAGTGAGGAAAGTAGTATCAATCTACCACCGGATATATTAGAGAGTATAGAAAGAACCTGTAAACATAGAAAAGCGTTAGGTTTATCTGATGATAAGAAAGAGAGAATAGAAAGGGCTTTAAGGTATCAGGAGTTTATAAATGGAAAAACATAAAAGGAACGCTACTTGCTCATTATCTTATGCTTGTTCAAAAGAAGATTGCCCTCATAAAAAGCCTCATTATACTTGGGGGATGGATTGTAATAAATATAGATACTGTGAAATAATACAAAAATCAGTTAAGTGTGGGTAGATTCCGCAACGCATTTCAATAAGTGAGGGTAAGAATGAGATTTGTTTTTCATATTAGACCATTAGAATATTTATTTATACGCAACTGGTGGGGATTCAGGCATGGTGCTATTTGGACTTATAAAATGAATGGTAAAGCATATTTATTTGATTTGGGGTGTATCACTATCGGGCTAGTAAGTAAAGCAAAAGAGGCTGTTTAGTTGTCTAAACCATCAATAGACCTTAGTAAACTATATAAACCACACCCTAGACAGGTTCTTTTCCATCAAGCACCTGAGAAAGGACGTCTTTTCGGCGGCGCAATCAGGGGAGGAAAGACTGTCTGCGGTGTAGCTGAGGGTATTCAACTCTCAATAGACTATCCTGGCAATGTTGGGATAATGGCAAGGCAGAATCTACCATCTTTCAAAAGAACGGTAATGGTAGAATTGGAGAAGTATATTGAGGTTCTTTCGCACACTAACCCGCCTATAATTACACAGCATCATGCTACTGACCATTATATACAGTTCTGGAACGGTTCTAGAATCTGGTATACAGGCCTCGGAGACGATACTAGAGGGCTAGCGTCTCAAATGGGCACAACAATCGGCTGGTTTTTTATCGACCAGGTTGAAGAATGCTCGGAAATGCACTTTAACAACCTTTTAGGGCGATTATCCCTCAACCTAAAGGGAATCAAACTAAAGTATTTCCTGACAGCTAATCCTCAGCCAGGTTGGGTAAAGAGAAGGTTTATAGAGTCTCATCCGGATGATTTTATTTATATTCCGTCATTACCTAAGGACAATCCTTACTTACCGGCTAATTATGAAGAAGAATTAAGGTCAATCTATCCTGAAGAGATAGTCCGAGCTTGGCTCGATGGCGACTGGGATGTAATGGAAGGTGGTAACTTCTTATTCCCTTATGCACAGATTAGGGCTGCGGTTAATAGGGAACTATGATTAAACCATATTATCAGGATGAATGGGCAACTATCTATAATGGGGATTGCCGAGATATATTGCCGGAGTTGCCGAAGGTAGATTTGATACTCACTGACCCGCCTTATGGAATAGGGGCATCTTCCAAGAAGTTTATAAATGGCACATCCGCAACTATCAAAAAATATTACGAGGATGTTGATTGGGATATTGCACCACCACCGAAAGAGTGTTTTGACCTAATGTTTAGCGTGAGTAGTGAACAAATTATCTGGGGGGGTAATTACTTCTGGGACTATTTGAAACCAACAAGGTGTTTCCTAATTTGGGATAAAACTATTCATGGGAACAGTTATGCTGACTGTGAGTTTGCGTGGACATCATTAAAACAAGTGGCTAGGATTAAAGCACTCAATATGGTGGCCGCTAATCTTGACGGCAGAGTTCACCCCACACAAAAACCACTAAACTTAATGCTCTGGTGCTTATCCTTAGTACCCAAAGCTCAAACTATTCTTGACCCCTTCTTGGGTAGCGGAACAACTGTAGTAGCCTCCAAGAAACTCAACCGCAAGTGCATTGGAATAGAGATAGAGGAAAAGTATTGTGAGATAGCTGCCAAAAGACTATCTCAATCAGTAATGAGGTTAGAATGACAGAATCTAAAGAACCAATTTGGATGGGCTGCGACATTTCAAGGGAGGGTGACGACCAAAGTGTAGCCACTATCAGACAAGGTGGCAAGGTAATCTATACCGATTCTTGGGGTAAAACAGACCTTATGGAATCTACGGGAATCATCTTGCAGAAGATAGAGAGATTTAACATAGACCCTAAGAACGTCAATCTAGATGCCGTAGCTCTAGGGGCTGGTATTTATGACCGATTAAGAGAACAAAAGGTCTATGTAAACGGAATCATAGCCGGTGGCGAACCGATGGATAAAGAACACTATGTAAACTCAAGAGCGGAGATGTATGATAACCTTAGAAAACGGTTTGAAGCAGGAACTATAAGTATCCCAGACGACCAAGACTTAATAGCACAGTTAAGTTCTATCCGCTTCAAAATCGCTTCGGATAAAAAGTTACAAATAGTCAGTAAAGAGGATATGAAAAGAATGTATCACTTAAAGAGTCCAGACCGTGCCGACAGTCTAGCTCTAGCCTTCTACGAACCAGCCGTTCACTCTCCAAACTTGCGCTGGTTGTGAAAATATGGTATAATATAAGTATGAAGAAAATAGATTTGGCGTATGTAGCGGGTATTATAGATGGGGAAGACTGGGTTACAATAAAAGAAAAAAGGGTTAAAGATAAACTAATATCTAGAGCTATTAAGGTTGGAGTAGGGAATACAAATGAATGGTTAATTAAATGGTTGCAATTTAGTTTTGGCGGTAGTGTTCGGATACACGAAGGAACTGGCAATCAGAAGCGAAGATGGGATTGGGATATAAGCACTAGGCAAGCAAAATATTTTCTTGAATTAGTATTGCCCTATCTTAGAATGAAGCGACCACAGGCTGAACTTGCCTTGAAATTTCAGAATAGACGTAAATATAGAGGGCATCAGCCAATGCCTGAAAGTGATTGGGCATTAGATGAAGCTGACAAAATCTTAATGACGAGTTATAATAAGAGGGGGATAGAATGACAACTAAAGTTTATGGCGCAAGTGATGACCTAATAGAATTTGATGGTGACGTTACTGGTGAAGTTGGACATTATGGAACTGATGAAAATGAACGTGGTGATTTAATCATATTCAGTGATGGCACTTTACTTGAGATTAAATATGGTAAAGCTGATATGGGAATATGGGGAATTACGGGGATAAAGGCTGGTGATTTATTTGATAGAATAGACCCCTGTAATGATGAAGATGCTAACCCATCTAGTGATATAGCTCACTTCAAAGATGGCTTAAAATGGGCTTACGTAGCTACTGAATGGCAACGTGCTGAATAAAGCTGACAGTCTTGCGTTAGCTTTCTA